GGCCGCATTTCGGAATGGACGATCTCTGTGGAATCGGTTAGGATCTTGGAAAATCGGCTTCATCAATACTGTATATGTTTAGGTTGCCATTTTGAACAGGGGAGAGGGAGACAGTCCATCCGTTCTCTCCGGAAGTGTTTTTTTCAAACAGAAACGTCTTGTCACATTTAAAAAACTGGGTTTCTTCTCCGAAAAGCTCCGTTTCGCCATACCATGTGTCTCCCTGTGCAAAATAAATTTTATATTCACCCAAAGGGACTTCAACTTCTACTGTTGAATAAGATCGGACATAGAACTGTACAGATGAGTATTTTGCCTGCAATTCTAAAGCGGTGTTCCTCCAGGATTCCGTAAAACTCCCGGAAAATTTTATAGGCTTGACTACAAGATAATATCCACCGCTACCAGAGGACTGAACCTTAAGGGTAGCTGTTCCAAAACCCTGGTCGGTGATATCGCTGAAGAGAAAACCATTTTCTGGTTCGGGAAACGGCTTTTGGGATACTTCTTCTGTTTCCATAGTAGTTTCTTGGGCTACAGTTGATGGAATGGTTTCCGGCATTGTGCTCAGAGCGGCTTGAAAGCCCGCTTGATATCCAGAAGCAAAGCCATCGGAATAACCGTCCTCATAGTTTCTACTGTTACATCCTGACATCAAAACAAAAATACAGATCGCCAGGAAAATAAAGCGGGTCTTCATAGTTTTTCCTCCGTTGATTGATAGATTGCTACACAGGTCTACGACCTTGTCTTTAAAATGGACACCTATCAACTCAATATGAAACTCCCAGATACTCACAAAAGAGTATCACAGTTTCAATGCTTTCCTTGTATTCCGCTTCGGTAGGACGGTCAAACCCTTCTGCAATTGGCCCTCCTTGGTAGGCTCTGATATTTTCTACAGCTTCCATTACAGACCATTCGGAATTTTCTCGTGCTTTATCTTTGGCACTCTCGATTTTGTCCTCCCAAATGTCTTTGGCGTCATGTTCTCCATCAAAATATCCATTATCATAACAATTTTCGGAAGATAAATCTAATTCATCATCTATATCTGATAGACCATCTTCGTATCCTGCATCATATCCTGCATCGAAGCCCTTGCCATAGCCTTCATCGTAGTATCGATTTCCTGTATTGCATCCGGAAAGTAAAAGTAAAAGAGAAAATAATGTAATGATAAGACAAATCTTTCGAATGAATTTCACGGTTCTACTCACTCTCTTTCTTGAACTTCAAATCACTCGGCTCAGGAAGTGAACAGCCTTTCCTACGATTTCAGCATTTTCCTGTTCACCCCGTATAACAATAGGGGAATATGCTGGATTTTCTGAACGGAGTTCCAAATAATCCGCTCCATGATAGATACGCTTCAGGGAATACTCGTCACCGATGCGGACAACGCCAATTTTTCCGTCCTCTACATACTCTCCTGTTTTGACGAACACCAGATCGCCGTCAAAAATATGTGCGCCGATCATGCTGTCACCAATGCAGCGGAATACCCGGTCAGCATCTATGTCCGCTGGAGCAAGAATGGTTTCTTCCTCAATTTCTCGGTGGATCGGGCTGCCGCAGGCCGTGCCGCCGATGACTTTCCATTCCTTCATACGAGGGAGAGGGAGAAGGACATCCGGATATTTCCCTTCTGGTTCATTTTCTTCTTCCCAGCCCATAAGGAATGCTGATGTAACATTGAGCGCACTTGCTATCTTTTTGAGCCGGTCAATTGGTATTTTCTCTGTTTGACCAGTTGCGTAGCGTTGCAGTGCTGATTTTGGAATACCTGTTCTTACGGACAGTTCACCATAGGATATATTTTTATTAGTGATTTCTGTTAAAATGCGCTTTGAAATATCACTCATACTAGCACCCTCTTTCAATATTAGAATAACACGGCTGTCCCAAGAATGCAATACATTTTAACAAATATTTTTAAAAACGTCCCATTTTAGGGTTGACAAACGTTGCATGTCGTGGTAGTATAAAGACGTCCCAAAAATGAGACGAAAGGAGGGGCGTGAATGTCGTCCAATAAACTTAAGGGTAAGATTGTAGAGGCAGGATTTTCCCAGCGATCTCTTGCGAAGGAAATCGGAATGTCCATAAATACGCTAAACTCTAAGGTAAATGGGAAGACCCCGTTTAATACAAACGAAATCGAAGCGATTTGTTTGAAGCTTGGAGTGCATGACCCGGTGGAAAAGGCTTCTATTTTTTTACGTTAGTCGTCCCATAAATGGGACTTACGAACAAAAATGCCGACTTCTTCGGGGTCACGGTAGATTCGTTAATCAGGGACGAAAAAAGCCCGGCAGGGCCGGAAGGAGGTAGTTAATGCAAATCACATTAAAAGCGGCCCGTGTGAATGCTGGGATTACGCAGGAACAGGTTGTTGCTGAAACCGGGATTTCCCGTAGCACTCTGCACCGTTGGGAGAATGGAAAGGGTTCGCCCAGGCTTCCGGATCTGCAAAGATTATGCGAGCTGTATGGGGTGCCGATTGGCTGCATTAAAACGTGAAAGAGCAGGATGCTGCAACATCCCGCTCAGTCGGTAGAACACTATTTACTTTTTCCTGCTGGGCTTGGTCTGGGAAAGCAGAATACGCTGCACGGCTGGCGGAGGTTATCGAAAAATTCGAAGCCGAGGATCAGGAAATACGCAGTGTTACCGAAGCAGAATGGGCGATGTTCGTTCTCAGCGGCCTTATCAGCTACCATGAGCGGATGACTATGTTTAAGCACCAGGAGTTGGACGCATGGAAAGAAGGGCTTAAGTTTGCCCTTGCTTGCGTTGAGGAAAAGATTGCACGAGAGGATACGGCGCAGGGGAGGTGAAAGATATGCTAACTAAACAGTCTAACGATGAAATCAACGATCCCAATGAAATGCTCAAGGATAATACCAATTATGAACGTAACAAATGGCTCAAGTATTACAAGGAACACTTGAAAATAACGGTCAGAACGCTTCTCTTTCTTTCTTGCGGTTCGTTCAGCCTCAAGTATCCGCCGGTTTTCCTCCTTTTCCTCCTGCTCCTTGCGTATGTTTTCCTGACGGAATGATTCTTGAATTGCACGCTCTTCCTCCGCTTCCAGAAGAGTACGGATACCTTTCTTGGTCAAGCGGATCGAGCAGTGCGGAGGTTTCTCTGCGGCATCAATGGCTTCGATGTTTCCGCTGGCAAGCGCACCACGAAGGATAGCGTCGCTGCCTATAATGCCTGGTTCGGTGCTGAATTCATTCAATACGTCACACCAGGGAATCTGGTTTTTAGTGCGGATGAAGCTGAGAATCTTGTATTCACTGTCTGTCATTGGAATCACCTCAAAAGAATTATATCACGCTTTTGCGAGGCGTTTCAACACAATTTATCAAAAATCATTAAATTGAGGAAGAGGGTGACGATATGCCCAGAGAATCCCCGGACTACCGGGACACGCTCATGCTCCTGAACGAGCAGTTCAAAGGCAGAATGTACCTGACAGTGGAGGAAATCATGGGGCTGCATGGGTACAAGTCCCGGGCCAGCGTCTACAACAAATATCCGGTAGAACATGGCAGAGTGCAGATTGTTACAGTCGCCAGAACCATGAGCCGGACAAAAAAATAAGGAGGTAAACCATGTACGCACCAAAATATTTAAGGGCAGATCCGGTCAATGCCCAGGCTGTGGCAGACGCCCAGGTTCTGGCCCTGTTTCAGAACAAGCGGGACAACGCCATGGCGGATGAGCTGAGCGCAATGATGCAGCGCAACCCCAACCGGCGTGCAAGCGCTGGCAGGGTGGAAGCGGTTCCCGCAGAGGTTCCCGCCGCACGGCAGGACAAGACCATGCTGGTTGTGTCAGGGCTGATGATGGTCATTACCCTGGCCGTGAGTTTGGCTCAGGCACTGGGATGAAAAAGAGCCGCCCCCGGAGCGGCAACTCCGATGGGCGGCAAACCAAATCTATACAGTGTTATTTTAGCACAGAAGAAAGGAAAAGTAAATATGAAAAGCAAATATTTTGACGTTTGTGTAGCCGAGGAAATCGGTAATGGCACGAAGCATCTGGTAAAGCTCCCCTGTTTTACCCACGCCGATGGCGGCCTTGTGAAGCTCGAGGACGGCCTTGCCCGTGTTACGTCTACCAACTGCGTCGGTTCTGATGAGCCGGGGTTCTTCGAAAGTATCATGTCCTTGGAGATTCCGGAAGAACTGTGGATGCCCAGTGAGATTGGCTGGGAAGAGGAGGACGAAGACGATGGAAATTCCTGATTGCTATGATCCGGTATACCAGGCGGATCGGCGGGAGGCGGACTGGGACATATATTCCAGCCAGTTCCCAAGATGCAGCTGCTGTGGAGAGCGTATCTTCTCCGGGAAGAACAGGTATGAGCTGTTTGTACATAACGACTGCCTGACCATCTGTGAGGACTGCAAGGACGAAATGCTGGAAAGTGAGTACATTGTGGAGGATATTGAGTATGGCGCTTAAATCCTATGAGGAGCTTCGGAAGGTGGACGTGGCCCCATTCTGCGATGTGAGAGAAGCAAGGGACGATAAGGGCAAGCCAATTAAGGTTCCCTATCTGAACTGGGCCCGGTGCGTGGAGCTTCTGCACCAGAACGGGGCGGAGACGGTATACTTTGAGCCCGTCACCGGGCCCAACGGCTCCAGCTTGATCATGGCGGATCAGGTATTCACGGACGGAAAAGGAAACACCAACCGCTGCTATGAGGTAAGGGTGCATATCGTCATTGATACCCTGGAATTTGATGCCCAATTCCCCCTGATGAACGGCAGCAACCCGGTGAAGGACAACTCCCTGACCCAGCAACGCCTTTGGAACGCCCAGACGCGGGCCTTCGTCAAGGGCGTTGCCATGCGGACGGGGCTTGGGTTTGAGCTGTGGCTGAACGATATGGACAGCGTTGACCCAGGGGATGAGGATTTGAACCGGCACAAGCTGCGGGCCATTCAGGAGCGGATGCAGCAGGCCTATACCAAGCTCATCAAGAAGGGGATGTCCACAAAGGAAATCGCTGATAGGCTTGGCACCAACGAGTCAACTATCAATCTCTTCATGACAAAGATTTTTGATGACCTGGAACGGATGGAGAAGGAGCTGAACGCCCTGTGATTGCTGACAAAGATCGTTCCGGGTACATCGGTGCCAGTGATGTGCAATTTGTCATCGGCAACTGGAAGACGAAAACCTGGGAAAAGTGGTGGATGCAGAAGCTCGGCATCAGCAACGACCACTTCGATAACGTGTTCACCCTGGCCGGAACGAACTGGGAACACAAGATTTTGGAGAGCTTACAGATTCCCAATCTGGAGCTGGACAAGCAAATCATTCTGGAGGATATGCGGCTGCGGGTGAACCTGGACGGGAACACCCCCACACGGATCAAGGAATGCAAGACATACCAGTTGGAAAAGGGGTTCAAGGTTCCGGTAAAGTACATTCACCAGGTACAGGTGCAGATGTTCGCATCGAAAATCTACGGGGCAGATATTGTGGCCTATGGCCTGGAACCTGCGGACTATGACAATTTCTTCCGCACGGTTGATCCGAGCCGTAGAAAGGAGTACCCGGTGGAGTATGATCCCAGATGGGTGGATCAGGTATATTTGCCGAAACATAGGATTCTTGCGGACTGCCTGAAACGGGGGGTGTTCCCCTATGTCTGATCCGATCACATTCCAGGAGGTCAAACTGGAGGGCGGCTGGCTCATGGTAAAGCCGGAACGACAGGATATGGGCAGAGCTATGGCGCTGGTGAGGAAGCACAAAAAACGGCTCTATGATCTGGTGGTTAAAGAACACCGGGAGAAAAGAAGCCTGGATGCCAACGCCTATGCCTGGGTGCTGATAAACAAGCTGGCCGTAGAAATGCGGCAGCCTCCCATCGAGGTGTACCGGCAGTCGATCCGGGATGTTGGCGGCAATTGTACACCTATGTGCGTACAGAATAAGGATGTTGCCAGGTTTATCAAAGCCTGGGAGGGTAACGGCCTGGGGTGGCCAGTGGATGACCTGGGCCATTCCCAGGTTCCCGGGTGCCGTAATCTCATGGCCTACCACGGCTCAAGCACCTACGACACGGCCCAAATGTCACGGCTGATTGACAACCTGGTGCAGGACTGCAAGGCCTTTGGAATCGAAACCCTGCCGCCGGAGAAGCTTTCATTGCTCAAGGAGGAATGGAATTGAGGAAGGACACGAAAGCCAGAGACTTCAGCAGTGGAACAAAGCGGATCATAGCAGCCAGAGATCAATATGACGGGTGGACGTGCTGCATCTACTGCGGCAGACCAGCACCTTCGGAGAACCCCACGGCGTTCTCAAACGCCCATTACATATCCCGGGCACAGGGAGGACTTGGCATCCCGGAAAACGGGCTGACGCTGTGCCCGGAGTGTCATAGGAAGTACGACCAAACAACTGCACGGAAAGGAATGCGGGATTTCTTCCGGGAGTACTTGAAAGGTAAGTATTTCGACTGGAAGGAAGAAAATCTGATTTACAGGAAGGAGAAACTATGAATAGTACCCATTTGGTGGGACGGCTGACGGCTGACCCGAGATCCGGAGAACAGGCGATGGCACTGCGGTATGCAGCTACAGATCGGAAGAGCACACGTCT